AGAATCGCGCCAACAAGTGTCATTTTTTATTACGATTTTGTCACGCCAACGAGTCTTTTCCTTGTACTTTTCCTTGAAAACGGTATCGCCTTTCATGTAAACGTTGACATAGACGCTATCTGTTGTCTTGTCAATCAAAGTGTCATGTACCTCTTTCGTGACATAATGATTTACATCACGGTCTCGGTATTCTATCTTTGTCTTAGTGGCACACGAAGTAAACAACAACAAGGCAACAATAACAAATATTGCTATTTGCATTGTCGGCAAAAAGCAACCTCCAATGTTATTTGTGCAATCATTCCATATCTTTTCCAATTGTTGTTTTTTTGTCATAGTTGTTAAATGTTTTTGTATTCGTTTGTAGCATCGAATGATGGGCAAGCCTTGTTAGCAAAGTCACGATGAGCATGTATCTTTGCATAGGGATATTTCTTGCGCAAATCCTTTAACAAAGAAAGCAAAGCAGCCTTTTGTGCGTCGGTTCTCGTGTCCTTTGGCGACGTGCCATCAGTCTTACACCCACCGATATAGCACACGCCAATGGAATGTGCGTTATGGTTCGTGCAATGTGCGCCCACCAAATTAACGTCACGGCCATTATGTATGCTACCGTCACGATAAATCACATAGTGATAGCCAATATCATTAAAGCCACGTTGTTTGTGCCATTTTGTGATGTCGGCCACCGTATAGTCACGGCCTTCACGGGTCGCAGAACAATGTACGATGATTTCATTGATGCGACGCGAGGACGTTTTTAGTTTGTCAATATTACCAAGCAACTTAGCCCAAGTAGCATCGCCGACGATACCGTCTGCCTTTAAGCCGTTCTTACGTTGGAAATCACGTACTGCCTCCTCGGTAATGCGGCCAAAGATGCCATCTTGTGCAAGGTGCAATGCAACCTGTAAAGTTTTGACTGCATCACCTTTGTTTCCTCTTTTAATCGTTTCCATTGTTGCCATTTTATTTACATTTTTTTGTTTTTGTTTACAAGTGATTCTATTCGACGCCCATTCCTTGCAATATCCCTTTGCATGTCTTGTATCTTGTTTTCTAATTCGCCAATTCGCTTTCTTAACTCTCTGTTTTCTTTGCGTAGCTCTTCGTTTTCCTTACGTAGTTCATCCCTGTCTTTTCGGATGAACTCACATGTATTACGCCACTCTTCAATAGATTTGTGATAAGCCTCTTGTTGCTTAATCCATCCTTCCGCTTCGGCAATTGTTGCTTCGCCGTTGGCCTTTTTTTTGTTGGCTTTGTAGTAAATAAACCAACCGCCACCAAGTATAAGCGTAATTATCGTGTTTACAACACTATATATTTCCGTATTCATGCCTATAACCTTTCTTTAAGATAATCCAGTTTTAGCCTTGTTATCTACGATTTCGTCGCTACGGTTTACGCTAATGTTTTTTGCTTTATCCGCATTTTGTTGCATACCGTCCAAAGGAATAAGCGCACCACGTTCCTCGATGATACGCTCAACCTCATCTGGTGCTGCATCAGGCGACTTTTCGATGACCGTTTTCATAGACAGCCATTGAGACTCCATAGACAAGTTCGTAATCTTGGTATTGTTGGTTTCCAATGACCAAGGCACGATTTCGGTAGCAATGTGAAGTTTTGAATATTTGTCAACACCATTGTTTTCAAGGTCAAGCCCTTCTTGGTGCAAATACACCATGTCATTGACAAACTTTTTCCAATCCTTTGCATTTTGGGTTGCCAAGGCATAATCATTCGACATAGCAAGGGCAATACCATTACCGCCACTATTGGTAGTAGAGATGTCCTTTGGCGTGATGAACGATGTGGACGAGAACAATGAAATCTTTTCCTCCAAAGTCTTTAGATAATCATTCATCGTTGTAGGCTCTGGCATCTTCAATACCTCGGCAGATTGCTTGCCCCCCGTTGTATCGCTTGAAAGGTTGATAATCAACGTAGAACTATCGCGCTGGAATGAATCGGCATCCATTTCACCTGTAAACACAAGGGCAAATGTACCAAAACGTTTCAAGGCAATATTGTTGATGTTCGCCATAAGTTCCCACATTTCGCACGAACTTTGTGCGTATTCCCAAGCAACCGTTTCGCGTCGGTGCAAAAGCGGACAACGTGAAAAGCCGTGTACTTCGCTTTGAATATTCCACGTCTTGCCGTCATCGGATGGTGTGCAACGGTAATGGTTTTTGTTATCGTATGTATCAATAATCGTCTTGCCGTCAAGTTGATACACCAAAGAACGTGCAACTTCAAAACCGTATTCGTCATAGTTAGGTACGATTTGATAGCCGTCACGATAACTATACGTTGTTACGACCGTCTTTTCCGTTTCCTTGTCAAAACTAAACAAAAGGCCACAGTTACCAAGTTTCTTACAAATGCTGATAGCACGGGCGAGATACCAATCAAGATTGCGTTGTTCCCATTCGTCTTTAACGGTTTCAAACGGGTCTATACCGCCATTCTTGGCATCGTTCTTACCAAGGGTAAACAACAACGGATTGGACGTAAGAGAACGGACATGAGCGGCGTGAATCAACTTTTGGAACGAGCACGTTTGGGTCATATCCATCATGCCAAAGTTCAACGGAGTACCGTCGATTCTAACTTTGATGTGAGGGATTGACTCGTTCAACAAAATGTGATGCAAGTCTGGCTTGTATTCCGTAATGTAGCGGTCTTGCGAAATAGGCGTGAGTTCAAGGTTCGCAAAGCCAGTATCAAGCATTGTGTTATTCAAGATAGGCTTACCCTCGTAATCATGAGGCACCATTTTGCCGCCACGTGTAAAAGGCTTCATTTTCACAAGTCGATTAGGGTCTTGGAGAAACCATTTTATGTCATGTAGTCTAATCATCGTTATATCGTACTTAAAATATTTAATATTTCACTTGCGTTACGTATCTTCTTACGGTGTATTCGTGGGTCAACATAGTTTTCATTCGTCACGTCAAGCATCGCCAACATATCCTCTGCTTGTAATTGCTTGCGGATTATTCCTGCATCCTCTTTAAGCATTTTATGGCAATCGTAGATACTACCACCACAAAGCAATATGACGTTATCGAAAAGGTCGGGTGACATACCCTTTAGCAACGAGTGCATATCATCTTTGTTCATCATTATTATGCGGCCATTGGGCGTTTTCTTGAATTGGAATATACGGCTTTCAAACACCATGTGCTTTAAGTAAGTCGTACCGCCCTCGCGTTTCATATTCTTATGATTATATCGCGCATTGGCCAATTGTGGCTCATAGTGAATCAAGCCCGATTGTATCATTTCCATTGCCACGTGTCCTGCCTCGTCTTTCAGCGTCCTAAATTGCGTCTTTCCGCGATTAGACGGCGTTCCTGCACCACTAAACAATATGGCACGTGGGAAACATTCTTTTAAGAAACCGAAACCTTGCACGTCGATAATCATTTCCTTTTCTTGTAGGTTGTGTTTATCGCGGAAATTCATTGCCATCATAACGGCCTCGCGGTTGTTGTTCTCCATCGAGTAGCGAATATCACGGCAAATCCACCCGTAATGTGACCACAATTCCCAATATTTGAAAGTGAGATTATCGAAACCAGTAGTGGCCATATCCATTGTCATGCGGCGTTTCAAAAGTTCGCTATCACGCGGAATGTCTTTAGGTCTAAACATTCTTTCAACATCCATTTTTGAAAGTTCCGCGTTCACAAGGTCATCAACATTTTCTTCCTCGTCGTTAATCGAATAATTCCAATTGACTTGATAGGCTGATGCGGCAGTAGCACTATTAGCGGCCAAACCGCGATAACCTTTATTCTTGGATAGCATTTTCTTGTTATCGCGCACATCAAATGTAAAGAAAGCCATTGAAAGGATGAAATCCTCGTATGTCATATCTGGGTCAACGGCTAAAAGCGAATCTATATGGTCTTTGCACTTTTCGTACACCTCGCGTTTCGTCCTACCCCAAACACATTTGTCAAGGTCGCCATTCGGCATACAAAAGAACATAACAACACCGTCCATTGACTTGTCAACAGTACCGTCATCGTTAATCCAACCACCACCGTGCTCGCCTTTTCCACACATCTTACGCATGAAACATTCGCGCTCGGGGTTTTGTGCCAAATATACTTGTGCCTTGCCGCTTGAATCACTACGCAAACGTGGAAAAAAAGCGGATATTGTGCGCCAAAGGAACTTATTGCACTCGTCAAAGATTAGTTTCTTTGCTTGCAAACCTTTGGCAATCTTATCAATAACAATAGGGTTCTCGTTGTCTAATTGTTGGAACTTTATCTCGCTACCGTTGTAAAGTTTCATACCCATATCCGTTTGGTTACGGATAATTTCGCCTATCGGGTCATGCGGTTGTTTCTTTACGGAACGGTCAATAAGTGGGTACATTTTCTTTAGTGTGTCACTCACCTTACCTGCGCCCCAAAAGTCCGATACGTTACGCATAAAGCAAACTATCTTAGCGTTATCGTTCATAGCAAGGTGTTCTATTGGCGCGTAATACAAAGCAACGGACTTACCTCCACCTGTACCGCCAGTAAAACATACAATATCAGCGTTAGAACGGATTGCAAGCCTTTGATTGCCGTCCTCTAACGGAGCCAGTACTATGTCATTACGCTTTCTCGCCATACGCGAACCTATTTATATAATATATACAACTTAAACTAAAAGAAATTTCTTGTTGCAAAGGTACACATTGTTTCAATGTGTTTTTGACCACATATTTGAAAAGTATTTGAAAAATGAGGATTTTCAAAGAGAAAACATAAATACACATTTTTTGAATATTATAAATTATAGTATCTTTGCACCAAACATTTTGTTTATTTAAATTTTAAATAGTAGAAAACTATGACAAAAGAAGAGGCTTTACAGAAAGTAAACGACTATTGTAACGAGAAAAGTTACACCAACGCGACACTCACCGATGGTTTTAAAGACAAGTTTGCTGAACATCTCGCAAAGCGTTATCCCGACGTAGCAGCAGACGATGAAACGGCACTTGGCGACATGAAATTTGCGCTTAATTCCGCTTTTAGCGGTGCAAGCCTTATTATCACGGATAAGACCAAGGAATTTGAGACGAAAGAAAACGGCTACAAATCCCAAATCGCTGAGCTGGAAAAGAAAGTGCCAAAACCTAATCAAAAGCCCAACGAGGTTGTACTCCCTAAAGAGGTTCAAGACAAGTTGGATGCTTATGACAAGTTCATGGACAGTGAAAAGAAAGCCACCAAGTTCAAGAACATCATGGAATTGGCCAAGAAAGGTATCCGACAAAATCTGCATGCGTCGTTTGAGAAATTTGCGACGGATTATGATGTTAAGTTGGATAAGGAAGACAAGGAGCAAGCCGACGCACTTGTGACGCGCTTTAAGGAAATCTTTAAAGATTCCATTGGCGACATTGCACCGTTGGCACCTCAACAAACGCAAAAGCGCGACGAGGACTTCATTGCTTCGCTAAAGAAAGTGAAAGTTCAATAACATCTTAAATAACAAAAAATTATGGTTACGAATCTCCAATACTTTTTCGAGACCGCTAAGAAACTTCGCGGCGGTCGTTGGGTGTGGGTTAAGGATAGCAACGGCGAAAACCGTAACAATATCCTCCTTGGCGGTACTATCGCTAACCCCAACAAGGGATTTGGCCATCTTTGGGCTGCACAACTTATGCAGTACACACCCGGCCAACCTATGCTGATTTTCCGCTCGTTTAAGTTGAAGGCCGATGCAGCAGCCAACGCTACCACTATCTACATTGATGGTGATGGTTATTCGGACGCACCCGAGGTAGGTCAATACCTTATGGTTGCCCCCGATTCTACCGAGGTTGTATCTATGGAGGCCGACACCGAAACAGGCGCTGTTACCGTTACTAAGACCACTTACACTGGTACTTACGCAAAGGTTACGGGCGTTACTTACGACGAAACAAACCAAAAGTTCGAGGTCACTCTTGAAAACAAACTTTCGACCGCTAAGATTGATGCAGGTACTATTCTTGTTGAGGCTGATAAGGCCAAAGACACCGAAAGTACTGGTTCTGCACCTGTTCTTTGCCCAAAGCCCAACGTATTCAACGAGGTAGACCGTGATATGCTTCCCACCGAGGGTTATGGTTTCCAAAATGCTAATTATAGCGTTTCGGCTGTCTATAACAAGCAGGCGTGGATTGCTAAGATGCAACCGTTACCCAAGTACGTGCTTGCACTTAACAAGTCGCTTATTGACGGTATCTTCTGGATTTAATCATCGTCGCTATTATTAACACGTAATTAAAGAAAGGAAACAAGATATGGCAAATGCACTTAAGTTCCACTTCACCCCTGATGAGGCCATCGAAAAACTTTATCAAAGGGGCTTTATGGATGGGGCTAATGCAGGCTTCCTCCAAACACTGATTGACTCTACCATCGAAATCGATGAAAATGCGTTCTTCTGGCAAGAGCACTTCCGTGTCGAAGGTAACGAGTATGACATCGACCGTAACGACCTTAAAAAGAACCCTGCTTGGACGGTTAAGCAAGGCATCAGACGTACCGTGCCTATGGCCGACGCTATGGCTCCGCTGTCCGAAACCATGCAACTTGAGGCTGAGGGTATGGAGGAAAAGACTGGCTCTATCTACCAATATGGTAAGGGCTTGTTTGAAACCTCTATGTCTAAGTTGGAACTCCAAGCACGTCTTCGCGAGCTGGGTGCCGACGAAAACCTCGTTGTCGGTTTTGTTCGTGGTGTCGCAGACCTTGTAAAGTCGCACAACCTGCGCATTTCGCACATGGCCGCTATGACACTTTCACGCGGTGGTCAATACGGTAACACTATCAACGTCACAAACGTTGCTGGTGGCACTACTACCACACAAGGCTTTAGCGGTGTTGTCGCCAACCAAAGCGCATACATTCCCCTTGCCAACTACAAGAAGGCTGGTGCTAAGGTATGGACTGCGGCTGATTGCGACATTCCCGAGCAAATGCGCAAGATTGAGTCTGATTTCAAGGAGGCTAACTACATTCCCGACGGCACACCGTTCGAGTGGGATATTCCTTGGAACATCGTAGTGAACGTTCTCTTGAAGAACGCCGCTTTCATCAAGGAAGTAAACCGCTACATTGCCCTCTATGCGCCCGATAAGGTTATCGTTGTCACCAACGGCAGCTCGACT